TAGATTCAATTACTGAGATTGCAGAGGTTTTATTGTCTCAGTATAAAAGAGAGGAAAAAGACCCAAGACAAGCTTATGGTCGTATGATGGATGACATGGGTGTATTGATACGCCAGTTCAGAGACTTACAAGGAAAACATGTTTATTTTTCAGCTAAAATGATCAGAGTTGAAGATGAGTATACTGGTATCTCAACCTTTAAACCTTTAATGCCCGGCAAAGGGTTAATGAATGGTTTGCCTTTTTCCTTTGATGAAGTGATGGCATTAAGAATTGGCATGACAGACGAGAAGGTGAAATATCGGTATCTACAAACTCAATCTGATCTTCAGTACACTGCAAAAGATCGCAGTGGAAAGCTTGATGAAATGGAAAAGCCTGATCTCACTCATATCTTTGATAAGATTTTAACCAAAAAGAAAGCTGAAGAGAAAGTTAAAGAAGAAGCAGCATAATATCGGAGAGACTGGTTGATGTTACATACTGGTGGTCAACCAATCCACAACTCCGACTTTTGAAACCAGTATGACCATATATATTGTTTTTCGCTGTATTCATGCAGCCACCTTGAACAGTAGTATATGGCGATTAATACCATGCTAGGTATAGCCCTGATCTTGGCTCTGATCCGTCAAAGTCAGGCACAAACAAAATAGCAAGCCTAGAGCTATATTAAATCTAGGCAAATTTGAGGAAACGAAGATGGCTGAACTACAATTTAATGGCGCAAATGAAGAAGCAATGGATGACTATTCTGTTATCCCAGCAGGTGTTTATAATTCACAGATTGTGAAATCAGAAATTGTTGAAACAAAAGCAAAGAACGGATCTTTGCTGAAACTGCAATTCAAAGTGATAGATGGTCAGTTTAAAGGTCGCATTGTGTTTGGTCAGTATAATATCTCTAACCCAAACCCACAAGCTGTCGAAATCTCAAGGAAGCAGATCAAAACTTTGTGTGACGCAGTTGGTAAACCTAATGGGTTTCAAGACACTAATGAAATTCATAATATACCATTGGAAATCAAAGTTGGCATTAAGCCTGCTAATGGCCCATATCCAGATCAGAATGAGATAAAGTATTATGACACCTATTCTGGTGAAGCTGCCGCATCTGGTGGTGCAGAGCCACAAACAGCATCACCTTCAAGCACAGGTCAAAAACCTGATTGGGCGTAGTTGTATATAAGGGGGTTGCACTCGTGACCCCTGTTCTAATTTTGAGGGTGGGTTATGGCGAATATTGGAAGTTACTTTGAGGACGAAGAGCATAATATCGTTCATCTTATTGACGCAAAGAATACAACACAAGAATTGCCTAGACATTATCTCGGGATGTCACAATTAGGTGATAATTGTTCTCGGAAGCTTTGGTATTATTTCAGATTCACGGCAATGAATGAGATTGATGGAAGGGTTAATAGGATTTTTGCTACTGGTCATAAAGCTGAAGCTGATATGGTGCGTGACCTTGAGAGTATAGGAATTGAAACTTGGGGAACAATCGATGATCAGGAAGAGTTCAGTGCAATAAGTGGTCACTTAAAGGGGCATGGGGACGGGTTTGCAAAAGGAATTCCCGGTGCTGAGAAGACTACACATCTCTTAGAATTCAAAACTTCATCAGCAAAATATTTTAAGAAGATGGTTAAGGAAGGTGTTAAGATTGCAAAGCCTGTCCACGCGGCTCAAACAACCTTGTATATGCATTTCTCTAAAACAACGAGAGCGTTATATATGATGTATTGTAAGGACACTTCCGCATACTATACTGAAAGGTTAAGGTATGATAAATATTTTGCTGAAGAGTTGTTAGATAAAGCAGAAAGAATAATTACTTCAGAAGACGTAGAAGAGTTTCAAAAGATTGGTAGTGGTAACGCTTCATACTTTGAATGTAAATTTTGCGACTTCTCAGATGTGTGTCATTATAATGCATTGCCAGTAAAGACATGCAGAACTTGTACTTCTGTGAGCATTCTTGATGATGGAAAATGGGGGTGTGGTTTAAGGAACGATCAAGTTTTGTCACTGGATGAGCAGGTTGAGGCGTGTGATAATTACAACATCCTTGAGTGTTTTGACTGATGTCTGACTTCGAAAACAGATGGTATCAAGAAGACTGCGCATTAAAACTTTTTGAGAGAATAAAGATTAATGGGGTTCATCCTATTGGGGCAGTACCCACTGGGGCTGGCAAGACTCACATAATTGCAAAACTGATTGAGAAATTCTTAGAAGAAAATCCAGATAAAAATATTGTTGTTCTATCTCACGTAAAGGAAATTCTCCAACAAAATTATGACTCTTTGATAAAGTACCTAAAACAAGATATTGGTCTTTATTCAGCAATGCTTAACAGGAGAGAGATTGAGCAAATAACCATTGCTGGTATTCAATCAGTCTACAAGCGTTCTTCTGATTTTGGGGAGGTTGGGCTGATAGTCATCGATGAGTGTCATCTCGTGACTGATGATAACGCAGGGATGTATCGGACGCTCCTGTCAGAATTTGATGTGCCGGTTGTAGGTGTAACAGCAACACCATTTAGGCCAAGAGGCTATCTACATACAGTAGACAACGCTCTCTTCACTGAGATAGCGTATGACCTAACATCAAGTAAAAACTTCAATCGTCTTATTGAGGAAGGTTATCTATCCAAGTTGTACTGTAAAGCAACGGATATGAAGATGGATACTTCAGATATTCCAACACAAGCTGGAGATTTTAGTGTTAAGCATTTGGATATAAAGTTTAACACAAAACAAGTTACCGAAAGGGCATTAACTGAGACAATTAAAATCGGTAAAAGCTATAAAAAGTGGTTGATCTTTGCAATCAGCATTGAACATGCCGAAGAGATCCGTGAATATCTAAATGAGCAAGGGGTAAATACTGGTATAGTCCACTCTAAAATGGCCTCTGATGAAGATCGTGACTTGATGTTGAATGAGTTCAGATCAGGTTTTTACAGGGCAATGGTCAATGTAAATGTACTCACTACAGGGCTTGATATACCAGATATTGACATGATTGTAATGCTCAGGCCGACCCAGTCACCAGTCATCTATGCACAATCAGTGGGAAGAGGGCTGAGGGTTGCTGAAGGCAAAGATCATTGCCTCGTGCTAGATTTCGCAAACAATGTAGCAACTCATGGGCCAATAGACGATATAAGAGTTCTTGAAAAGGGAGTAAAGAGAACAGGTGAAGCTATTACAAAAGAGTGCCCGAAATGCATGACAATAGTTCATCCATCTTGCAAGATATGCCCGGCTTGTAAAACAGAATTTATCTTCAAGGTTAAGATTGAAGCTACTGCGTCAAATCTTGATATTCTGAATAGACCTAAGAAACAATGGATTGACGTTAATATCATGACTATAAATTGTCATAAGAAAAAGAATAAGCCTGACTCTATAAGAATAGATTTTACTTGTGGAATAAGAAGGTTTAGTCAATGGGCGGCAATTCAGTCAAACTCAGGATATGCTGCTCATTCTGCAAAATATGTGCTGAGCAGATTTTATGATTTTCCAGAAGACTTTGTTTATTCTGTAAAGAACGTTTTGGATTTGAGAGATGATTTCAAAACACCAAAAAGGATTTACGTAGACCAGAGTGAAAACTACCCACAAATTGAAAACATGGAGTTCGAATGAGAGCAATATTTTCTTCTAAGTTTCCCGATCTTGTGTTGATAAGACAAATGGCAAACCTAAGCACTGCTTTTATAACAAATGGCTCTAATTTGTATACGTCTTTTATAGATGTAATGATTGGTCTTAAAGAGATTGATGACGATCAATATATATCTATTCCAGATTTATATGATAAGCTTGGCATAAAACCATTTCTTCCAATGTCAAAAAGAATGACATATAAGGCTTATAATGATGGGGTTATTGTTGGTGCAGGATCAGGTGAAGATTGTGTTGATCTAATAGGTAATGCCAACTGGCACTTATTTGATTTAACTGATCAAAGAATGATAAACAAAGCAGTTGGGTATTGTGATTCGCATGGATTATTTAACATGTGTTCATCTGATGATGGTGATTCAATAGTCAGCATTTCAGAAAAACATAGGCAAGGAACAAGAGAAATCGAGTTTGTTAAGATAGATTCATTAGGTTTGGATTGTTGTAGTTTTATCTCTATTGATGCTGAAGGTGCAGGTCTTGACGTCATAGCTGGAGCCATAGGAACAATTAAAAAGTTCTCTCCCGATCTTATGGTTTCAATCTATCATAATTCGATAGAATTCTTGCAAATAATCCCTTTACTGTATGACATGGGTTATAGTATCGATGTTGGAATGACAACAAACCCTATGCCGCAACAACCACATCTTGATTTAGTTTTGTTTTGTGAAAAGGATAAGAAATGAAATTTTATATAGCTGCACCATTTTTCAACGAAAGACAAATTAAAATAGTAGAAGAGATAAAATATCAGTTGAAGATAAATGAGCTTACATATTTCTCACCTAAAGATGATTGTTTATTTGAGAATGACAAAGGGATGGATTCTCAGAAAATATTTGATACAAATTGTCTTCAGATAAGAAAGTGTGATGGAATTATTGTGGTAACTGATTCAACAGATGCTGGCACCATCTTTGAAGCAGGGTATGCATTTGGCATAGAAAAAGCAAATACTATTTATGTCTGGGTTGATTACATAGAAGACGCAAACTTTAATTTAATGCTTGCTCATGCAGCAGATATAACAGTAAAAGGTATGAAAGAATTATCACGTATTCTCAAGAAAACAAAAGAGAATGGTTCTGTTCCATGTCTAGCTTTCTCAGGAAGATTAGAGTAATGAAAGATTATATAGAGCAGATATACCCGCTATCCTATATAGTAAGATACAGTAATGTGCCAAGAATAAAAGACGAGTCTGTTGCAGAACATAGTTTTTATGTGGCTGCAATTGTTCAGAAGTTGTATGACACTTATATCTTTGATTTGGGTATAGCTTTAAACATGGCAATTTCTCATGATATGGTTGAGATTTATATAAACGATATCCCCCATTTGATAAAGAAAAGACATCCTAAGCTGACAAAACTATTAAAAGAAATAGAAAAAGAAGAGGCACAAAACTTTCCGAATGCAGTTGAGACAGGATTATTTAACTTAACGAAAACAGATAGTGCAGAAGCAAGAATTATAAAAATGGCTGACGCTATACAGTGTGAACAATATGCACGAAATGAGATTCAGTTAGGGAATTCCGGATATATGCAATATGTTTTGGATCACTCAATGAAGAGGGTGAAAGAGCTAAAGAAAATTTGCTACATATATAAGAGAACGTGATTCGAATATTCAATCTAAATATTGAGGGTAAGAATGCAAATAATAATTTTTGACACAGAAACCACCGGGCTCACGAAGCCTGCACCAACAAACATAAAGTTTCAGCCATTCTTGACTGAGATTTTCTGTTTTAAAATTGATGAAAACTTCCGGAAAATATCTGAGTTTGAGTCAATGGTCAGGCCCCCAATTCCAATCAGTAAAGAGATAACAAAAATCACAGGTATAACAAACGAAGATGTTATAGATGCACCAGTTTTCTTTGAGATATACGATAAACTGTATGAGTTCTTTTGTGGGGTTGATGTAGTTGTTGGGCATAACGTTGCATTTGACATAGATATTCTTCATTACGAGTTATTAAGGCATGACCTCGAAAAGAAATTCTGTTATCCTAAGAAGCATATATGCACAGTAGAGGCTAGTCATCATTTGGAAAACAAAAGGTTAAATCTTCAAAAGCTACATGAACATTTATTTGCCGAAGGTTTTGAGGATGCTCACAGGGCAAGATTTGATGTTATGGCTACTGCAAGATGCTTTGTTGAGATGTGTACAAGAGGCGAGATTATCATCTGATGTATCATTTGACACTAAAATCTGAATATTCATTTGGTAAGTGTTATGGCTTCCTTAATGTTTTGCATTCTGAATATACTCATAACGGAGTGATTGGTGTTGCAGATGACAATACTATTAGTTTTTATAAACTTCAACAGTTATGCAAGAAGACTGGTGATAAACCGATTTATGGATACAGATGTACAGTTGTAAAAGATGCCACTGAAAAGGTTAAGCCAAGGGGCCAATTTGGAAACCCATATATAATCATTGCTAAAAACATCATTGGTCTTAGAGAGATTTTCAATCTCACTAAAATCATGTCAACCAATTTCTACTATAGAGGAAACGTCTCTGTTGGGGATATAGAGGCTCTTAGTGGGAATGTCATTGTTATATCCACTGACCCATTAGCAAACCGCCTTGATTACATAGGTATGGGGTTCACTACCCCCGATAAAGTAAAACTATACAATCACAAAAAGGTTTTTGTTGATGAAAACTTTTATAATACTGGTGATGATAAAAAGATTTACCAACTCTATGCAAATACAAAAGCAGATAATAAGTCATGTCCGCAATCTATTCTCGGTAGAGAACAGGCAATTTATTATTTTGGGGAAGAGTGTGTTGATGAACTAAAAGTTCTGGCTGATCAAGTTGAAAGATTTGATCTACCAATGGCAGAAAATGTCAGGTATAAAAAAGATGATAAAATAGCCGATCTTGCAGTTAAGGGGGCAGAGGCACTTGGCATTGATCTGACTGATCCAGTTTACAAAGAAAGATTTGAAAAAGAAATAAGTCTGATGGAAGAGAAAGGCTTCACTGATTATATTATGGTGGTTGCTGAGATAATAAAAGAGGCAAAGAAATATGCCTTAATGGGGAGCGGGAGAGGTAGTTCTGGTGGTAGCTTAATATGTTATCTACTTGGGATAACAACTTTTGATCCTATACCTTATGGCTTAATCTTTGAAAGATTTATTGATGTAAACAGATTTGATGCTCCAGATATTGACTTTGATGTTCCGGATAAATATAGAGGGAAGGTTGTAAAATGGATGGAGAAAGAATACGGAATTGATAATGTAAAGACAATATCTAATGTCACAAGATTCAAACCAAAAAGCGCAATTGGTGAATTTGCAAAAGCAATGGAAATCCCAAGGTTTGAAACTGAAGCTGTAAAAGATGTGATCATTGCACGAGCTCAGGGTGATGCAAGGGCTGCATTTGCTCTTGAGGATACTTTTGTAGGAACTGATATAGGCAAAGAGTTTCTCGAAAAGTTTCCTGAGATGGAAAATGCAACAATGATTGAAAATCATGCAAAGAATAAAAGCAAGCATGCTGCTGGGGTAATCATTTGCAATGAAAATTTAACAGATTATTGTGGGGTGGATGAAAGAGACGGGACAGTTTACTTAGATAAATGGGATGCTGAAGGATTAAACCTCTTAAAAATAGATGTACTTGGGCTTAGAACTCTATCTGTTCTACAGGACTGTGCAAGGACTGTAGGAATGGACTATAAAGACTTTTACACCTTGCCACTTGATGATGAAAAAGCATTTGAGATGTTTAAGAGTAAAAGATTAGGGGGAATATTTCAGTTTTCCGGAGAGGCAGTAAGAAGTATTAATGACTCCTATTACATGAGACGGTTTGAAGACATTGTTGCTGCTGGTGCATTAGGGAGACCGGGTGCATTATCTTCTGGAGGAACTTCAAGATACGTACAGCTAAAAAATGGAACAAGAGAACCACTTTACTACTGTGATATACACAAAAGATTAACAGAAGAGACTTGCGGAATTGTAGTCTATCAAGAAACCATGATGTCACTATGTAGAGAAATTGCCGGGATGAGCTGGGAAGATGTATCATCTCTTAGAAAAGCTGCATCTAAATCTCTTGGTGAAGAATTCTTTGATAAGTATAGGGTTAAGTTTGTCGAAGGTGCGATAAATCTATCAGGGTATGATGAAGAGACTGCAACAAAGGCGTGGTTAGACATATCAAGCATGGGAAGTTACGCATTTAACAAGGCCCATTCTGTAGCATACGGCTTAATCTCATATTGGTGTGCGTATATGAAGGCTCATTTTCCATTAGAATTCATAGCTTCCATTCTAAACAACGCAAAGGATGATGACAGTTCACTCAGAATACTAAGAGAACTTTATGAGTCGGAGAATCTAAAATATATACCAGTAGATACAATGACTTCTAGTATGAATTGGGAGATACGAGGAAATGAATTAGTTGGTGGTTTGACAAATATAGTGGGTGTGGGGAACAAGAAGGCGTTGAATCTTATCAAGGGTAGAGAAGGAAAAGTAAAGGTTACACCAGCAATGCGTAACACTATGGATAACCCAAAAACACCATTTGATATTTTATACCCAGCACTTTTTCATTTTTCTGATCTATACAAAAACCCACTAGATTATGGTTTGCAAAAGATAAGCTATATAAACGATGTTGAAGAGGAAGGTGATTATTCCATCATAGGAAAGATGGTTCACGTAGATGATGTTGATGCAAATGACGTTCAGTCTATTGCAAAAAGGGGAGGTGAAGTATTGGATGGGCCACACATGAAAGTGCATGTTCGTGTTGAAGATGACACTGGAGTTTTAATGTGTATTCTTGGGAGATATGTGTATGAACAAATGTCTCATGAGTTTCTTAGGGAGAAGGTGGGCGCAACTTGGTATTGTCTTGTTGGTAAAGTTATGAAAGGCACAAAGATTCTATTTATATCTCAGGTTGCAAACTTAAACAAGCAGGTTGGTTTAAACGAAGATGGTGAAGTAAGAGACAACGACCATAGAGAAATGGTAAGGAATGCTATAAAGTGAAATACATAACAATATCAGGAATTGATAAATCAGGTAAGACTTCCGTCATTGAAAGCTTTCTTGAGAGAACACGGTATAGAGATTATATTGTTGATAGAGATCCGTCAAATATATTTGCGCTAAACTATATTCAAAATAGATGGTTAAATGAAGATTCAATAAAAAGCTTTAAAGATTATGACAAGTTCATTGAGAAATATAAACACTCTGTTGATCTTGCAGTATTGTTAGTAACAAATATTAGTATCCTAAAACAACGGTTTATAAACTCAAATGAACCTGAGCTTGTTGGTGATTACTCAATACATGAACATCAAAAAATCATAATAAATTTTTTTCATGGTGTTGATTATCCAAATTCTATAATAATCGACACTGGCTGCACTTCTTTAGAAAATACAGTAAACCTTTTAATAGATAAAACACAGGAGCTATACAATGCCGATAAATAATGAGTTAGAAACACGTCCACTGCTAGTAAACTTAAAAACTAATCAAGGGCCAGTTACGCAATACATTCCTGCATTAGAGGCTGTCAATGTCAAAATGATTGACTGCCCTAGTGAAGAGGATTTGGAGGCATATATACCAGAGTTCGCCTCGGGGACTTGGGCAGATTATCCTAGATCGAATTTCACTGACAAAGAAAGAAAACAGGTTATATCTGATTTGTTTGATGGGTATATATTACCAACTGCACTTGAAACTATTAAGATGACTTTCTTGGTTGAAGGTTTAGATTTAGTAGATGTGTGCCATGTGATTCGTCATAGAACTCTATCATTTTCTGCATCTGGAACTGGTGATAGAGATATGCGCTATGATGATATTCTTATGAAACCATCAATTGAGAATAGCAAACATAGAGAAAAATATATCAGATTAATGGAGGCTGCAAAAGATTTATATTGTGATATTATGGATGATCCAGATATGCCAATACTTGATGCAAGAACCATAATGCCAAGATGCACTGCAAACTATTACTATGTGTCTGGTGATCTAAAAGGTATAATGGCTTTTGTTGCTCAGAGGAAAGACGAATCTATTGAGCCAGAAACAATGAATATCTTAGCTATTAAATTATGGATTGAAGTTGTTAAAAGGTTCCCAAAACTCAAGAATAAAATTGATTTATGTTCCCCTGATTACTTTGCGGTAGAAACATCAAAAGGAGGCAGGAGCAGTAATTTTTATAGACCTGAACCTAAGAACGATATCTATGATTATAGGCTTGATTGGTTCATGAGACAAAAAATGAGGCAAGAGATGATAGGCGGTGATAGGTATATAGAAATAAGAGATGATCTGCTTGAAGAGTTTAACGCCCTCTAAATCAGGGTACTGTGTGGGCATAAGTCTGCTTGTAGTAGCCTTATGACCCACACCACAAGACCCTCACTCACCCCATCTAGCCCTGCCGTCCTTCCTTATATCAAGATGTGTGAATGTCTTGTATCTTCCAAGGCCATTACTGCCACCAAAGCTTTTATCTACAAAGTTTGCAACCTCGGTGGGATGTACCCCATTAACATTGAAATCTGCCGCTATACCAAATAGATGTTTAGAGTTTACTGTTCCACCTTCATGCTTGTTATGGGCACCGCATCTGCATCCACTTGATACCACAACTTTACGATCAAAATGATCCCTTACTATCTGTAATGCAAAAACTAAAACATTTTTTATCCCATCATAACCACAACCGCACTTACAAGAAAATTCTCCTCTACTAAAATTTCTTGTCATGTCTCCCATATCATACTTCCTGTACTTCTAGTTGAGTTGCATCTCGTGTATAAAATGAATTTACCAGTGGTGATACTTCTGACATCTTTGCGTATAACTGGTAAGATTGTTCAAGTTTAGAGTCAGCATCTTCGGGGAATAGGCTTATATAAAATGGCCTACTTATCCCATTGTTGACAAGTAAATCTATAACCTGATTTCTATCTGCTTGAGCCATGAAACTTAAATCCATAGCTATTCTTTTGTTTCTAGTTCCACGCTCTGTAACAAGATTTCCAGAATCACTTCTTATAGTTCTACTTCTATCATCAAAGATTAATCTTGCGCCATAATCAGCATTACAGTCAGCTTCCCAATGATCACCTATAACCAACTTGCCAGCTTCAATATAAGAGTCAGCATTGTTCGTATCACTTATGTCAATTACTATCTTCTCAACAGATGCAGAGGTGAACCAAACAGCACCATACACACCACCACCTATAGACACTGAGTTGATGCCTGAAGCATCCACACCCCAATCAAGGTCAGACAGGGGGCCAGAGGGACAACAGGAGACAGCACCAGTATTGAAAGCTGGTGAGCCATCACCTACAAGGGTATAACCTTTTACGGTCATTGTGGCAGTGCTGGACAAGTTTGAGAATGCCAGTACCACCATTGACGCATCTATAGCTGGAGAGAAAGTTGCAGTTATTGATGGAAATTTTGTTGTACTACGCCATGCCTCAGTTTTGATGTCTGTTTGCAGGTTTTCAACAACAAGACTTCCAGCTTCTTCTGTTGCTGATAGAGTCCCGATGTCACTATCATTTGTTCTTACTATTCTTAGGTTTGGCATTTTTTATCCACACAAATAAATACAGGCGATTAATCTAATATGGTTTTGGTTTTGAAATGTAACTGACTCTCTAGCTTTTGCGACAGTATAGTTGCGTATGATTCCATCAGCTTGCTTCATTCCTTTTCCAGTTTTTGATGAAGTGGTTATCAAATCACCTGCTGTAATATCACCACCTTCATTGCAGACACTTACCTGACCTTCACCAAGGCTATTCATGTTTAGAATGCGATGTGTTTCTTTTTTTAATTCATAATCTGGAGATTGTGTTTCAACCATTTTCCAGTTTTCAACTTTCCCATTTGGATTAAGATCATGTGATCTACCAGAATGCGGTTCTGTTTCAGTCATTACATTTTCACGACCAATTACTGCTGATGCTGGCCTGTATTCATCTGCCATTTTCCCTCTTATCACCGCCACAACACCAACAGCACTTGGATCGTTTACTGAGTCTGTCAACTCAATTTCAAATAAAGTATTTGATATGCCAGCTCTGACAATCAACTCTTTATCTCTTACTATATCTCCAATTTCTAAATCAATCAGCAAATCAGAAATTGCCTCATGAGAGCCAGTAAATGGGCCGTAGTCTGTCCCATTGCCATCAGCATAAAAGTTATAAGCATTACCAGCACCAACAAGACCAGATGTTGTTGTGCTCGCATTATCATTTCTACCACGGAAAGCATGGCCTGTTGAATGTGTATTTTTGGCAAGGACTGCATGACTTGCCGAACCTCCTGTTGTGAAATAACCACCATCTCCAGTTTCTGAAGCTGCAACAATTGCTTCAGCACTATATTTCATGCTTACGTTAATCCCTTCGTTTGTTGTTATTGTTCCTTTTGGTATATAAATACCTGCAAGAGATCCCGGTATAACAACTAACCCAAAATCAGCATTTTTATCATAGTTTATTCTGACTGATGATTCACCAAAACCTGACGTAAATGCTCCATCAAATTTTGCCTCACCAGTAATATCCATTCCTGCTGTGCCAGTAATTGCGCCTGCTGTAACAGTTCCTAAATTTGCATGGATGGCAGATAGATTCCCCACACTTATTTTAGTAGATGTCACAGCGTTTGCCTGTATCTTTACTGCTGTGACACTGTTTGATGCCAACTCATCTGCTGTTATCGTGCCTGTTGCAATATCTGATGCAACAATTGTTCCTGCTTGTATTTGAGTTGATGTGATAGTTCCAGATAGAATATCACCAGCAACAATTGTGTTTGATGCTATTTGATTTGAGGTTATCGTTCCAGTTTGTATCTCTGATGCAGTTATCGTACCCGCCACTATATTATTTGCTGTTACGCTGTTTGATGTCAAATTACCAGTTGAGCTACTTATTGCAGAAAGTGCTGTTTTAGCTGCTGTTACTGCTCCAGCATTAAGTTCTAGTGATCTAACTGCGTTACTTACTATTTGATTAGTGTCAACTGTGTTATTGTTTAGGTTCCCTGTTATTGAAGATATTGCAGCCACATTTGTTTTTGCTGCGGTCACTGCTCCATCTAATAGTTGCAAGTTTTCTACAGCATTGTTTACCAACTGTGCAGTATCAACAGTGTTTGATTCTAAACCGCCTAAAGCATTTATTGCAGCAAGATCAACTTTTGCTGCTGTAATTGCATCATCAAAAATCTTTGCAGTAGTTATCGCATCATCTAGTATATGAGAGTAATCAATTGAGTCTTCTGAAATTGGAGGAAGGGAGAACACACTAGGCTCAGTGACGGTACCATTTTGCTCTTCAAGCATTAGGCCATCAAACCACATTGTTACACCATTACCACCATCATTATCAAGTCTGCATATTGCAGAGGTTGACGCATTGGAAGTAAGGTCTAAAACACCATCGAAACGTTCCCAAGTGTTTGCAGCACCACCAGTAGTAAAACCTGCATTATAATAAGTTCCATCACTTGCCCTTATATATAAGGCTCCAGATTTCGAAGCTGCACTACAATAAACATACCCGGAAATCACCCATTTCCCGTTTGGGTTTATTAGAAAATTATAATCAGTTGAATTATTGCCTAGAAATACTTGTGGATCTGCCGTTGCATTTGCTAAAATTTCTATTGATTGACCTGAAAACACACCATTGCCAAATTCTAATGCAACAGTTGGGCCATTTACAACGCTGGTCGGTGGAAGGAAAGGTTCATTGAAAATGACATATCTTGAATGGAAAAAGTTATAGGCAGATGTATTTGCGTTTAAAGGTGGTTTATCACCAGTAATATCATCCTCATAATCAATAACAATGTTATCAGGCAAATCCATATCATAGACTCTAACACCCGCAGCTTGTAGAATCTTGTCAATTTCGTTAACAATTGTAGCCATTACATCAACACCCCAACTGTTATATTACTGGTCATCCAATTAGGACGCAACTCAACAATCATTCCAGTTTTACCAGCAGTTAATCCAAACCTATCATGAGTTATTGTCACCGAATCACCTAGTCTTAGATCAAACAATTCTGCAAATCCAGTGAATCTATACACACTGATCGGAACTTTGTTCAGGTTTAAAAGTCTTGTCGCTTCTGCATTAGCATCTGTTGTTTCCAGCATTAAAGTATCTTTCTGGACAGGTTCATCAGATAGTTTATATTTTGTTGCTACAGCAGAATCAGTTGCAGTAACTGTTATCCATTCACGATCAAATAGCTCTTTATGATCTTCTGGTATTCCAGTTTGCAAATTTGGTTGAGTGGTATAGTTCCTGCAATAAC